ATGTCGTTCACGAACGGGCTCTTCGGCCTGGACGACATCGGCAACATCGTGACGATCGCTGGATCGGGAGCGCCGGCCACGAACAACGGGCCCTATGTCATCACCGCCGACGATGGGCCGACGTTCGTGAACACCGACCGCGACCTGACCGCCGTGACGGAGTTCTTCGGCGTCGGCGTCACGGCGACGGTGACTTACACGCTCGATGCAGAGCTGGAGCCGTATAGCGAATACGTATGGTTGTGCGCGGCGATCAAGTCGCTGGTCAAGGAGGAGAGCTTCCAACAGGCGAAGTTTCTGGCGGACCAGCGCAACCTCATCCGCGATGACCTGACCGAAGCGCTGGAGACGGATCAGGGCGGACCGAAGACCATCATCGACACCGACGACGACGGGGGTTGGGGATGACGCCCTTCGACTTCCAGGACAGCGAGATCGGCGACGGAATGCTTGGGCGTGTGTTCGACCGGCTGCGCGACGCCCTGCGCTCACTGGCGAACGCGGTGACGAACGATCGGTTGATCCGCGTGACGTTCACGGCGGGTACTACCGACACGGCCGTGCGGCATGCCCTCGGCGCGCCGGTACGCACATGGGAAATCGTGGATCGCAGCGCGAATGCGGTGGTCTGGCAGTCGTCGACGGTGAACAACAGCCCGCGAGACGCTCTAATCTTGCAGGCATCCGCGCCGGTGACGGTGCTGGTTCGGGTGAGCTGATGCCCGAGCCAGTCTTCGTCCCGCTGGCGGCCGGGCTCCAGACAGAGCTCGCCGACCAGCTGGTGCAGCCGGGCGCCACGCTGGTGCTCGAGAACTGCGTATCGAACCAGACGGGGAAGACCGAGGTTCGCTTCGGCTCCGACGTGCTGTCGACGTCGACGCAGGCGACGATCCCATCGGGCGGCACGCTGCCGGCGGTCTGGCAGCTGGCGACCCTCGACGGCGTGCTGGTCCGGTTCAACAAGGACCCGATCTCCCTGCACATGTGGGCACGCCCCGAAAACGCCTGGGTGCAACCGACGAACGACGGGGGGCTGGAGAGCTTCCGCAAGGGGCCGATCAAGCTCGACGTCTCGCCGGTGTTCAGCGGCACCGCGCAGGTCAGCGATCCGACCGTGGCGGTTGGGACGAACGCCATCGTCGAGGTGTTCCGCATCGACACGGGCTTCTTCGGCTCGACTGGCATTCAGACCACGATTCTCGACCGCCTAACCCGCCGTCCGATCTTCACGCAGCGCCGAACCGGCGGCGCGCGCGGCGGACGTGTGGCGATCTCGGGGACGCGCGCGATTGTTGCGTATGAACAAGGCGGCTTTCTCTCGATCGACGCCTTCAACCTGTCGAACGGGTCGTTCGTCGGGTCCGTGGCGCTTGGCGCGGTGCTGGCCGGGACGCCGATCGACATCCGCGTCGGCGACCAGACCGGCGCCTCGGGCAACGTCTCGATCCTGTACCGCGAGCCGGGCGGGCAGCTTCGGTGCGCTGTCGTTCTGTCCACGAACATCGCAGTCAATTCGACGTACACGCCGCGCACCGCCGCGGCCGCGGCGGTCACGCCCGACCTGGCGTTTGGCTGGATGCAGGACATCGGTGGGTCGGGGAAATTCTCCATCATGATCGCAGACGGCACGAACGGCCTCCGCGTGCTCTGGAACCTCCCTGCTCCTGCCGCCGGCGTCTCGAACGCGGCGGCGACGCATGTGCTCGATGCCGGCGCCACTGGCTTCCCCAGTAACGCGACGTCAGGTATCCGCAACATCATCGGCACTACGATCACCAGCTCGGCCACGGGCGTCTATCGCGTGCTCTACGACGTGTCTAAGGCGTACGGCGACCCGTTCACGTCGCTTTCGGTCATCAAGATCGCCGTGTGGAACGGCGCCGCCTCGCTGGGGGTCCAGTACCGATCGGTGGGCATCCGATCGAAGTTCTGGCAGGCCGGCAGCAACTTCTTCTTCCTGTCCGCCTTCGACGGCAACGATCAGCGCAGCTACTTCGTGCTCGCGATGTCGAACGACACGGTCACGACCTCGACGACGTTCTCCGCGCCGCTGGCCGTGGCGCTTCCACGGGATGCGGGCGGCCTCACCGAGAGCGTCAGCGCGCCGAGCGACGTGGGCGTGGACAGCGATGGGGCGTTCTACGCGGGCGTGACCGAGCAGACGCGCACGGACCTGATCGCGTCGTCTGGAACGGCGACGGGCGGAGAGGCGCGATTGCTCGGCGCCGACATCGTGCGTGTGCGCCATTCGATCGGGGTCGAGACGGACGTCGGAAGGCCGGCCGAGTTCATCCGGTCGCTGTTCGTTCCGGGCGGCCTGCTGGGGAAGTTCGACGGCGCATGTTTCGATTCAGCATGCCTGCCGTACTACCCGCCCGACCTGGCGTCAATCGCCGCCAGCCAAGCCGGCGGCTCGCTCACTGGGCCCGCGAACTATTTCTATCGCTTCCACTACGAGACTGAGGACAGGAACGGGCGCGTTTGGCGTTCGGCGCCGAGTGCGATCGTGGCTGTCGCGACAACGGGGGTGAATAAGCAGTTTCTGGTCACCGTCGCCACGTTGCGACTCGTCGATCGCGCGCTCGCGAGCGGACTCCAGGGCGCGCGCATCGTGATCTCCCGGTCGCAGGCGAATGCCCCGGCGGCGTTCTTTCAGGTCGCGGTGCTACCGAACGACCCGACCAACGACAGCGTTTCATTCACCGACAACGTCGACGACACGTCGCTGGGCGAGGAGCTCTACACGGACGGTGGCGGCCTCGAAAACCAGCTTTTGCCGCCGATCTCGAACTGCGTCGAGTTCCAGGGGCGGCTTGTGTGCTCCGAGTCCGGAACCGGGACGCTGTGGTACTCGCTCGAGGCTGACTTCGACCACGGGCTGATCTTCAACGAGGCACTGACCGTCGATGTCGGCGACCCGGAGGATCCGATCACCGCGCTGGCTGTCTTCGGCGAGCAGCTCGTCGCGTTCAAGAACGGGAAGATCTACGTCGTGTCCGGGCAGGGTGCCAACGCGCTGGGCCAGGGCGGCAACTACACCTGGCGTCAGGTCGATCCGGGCATCGGCTGCTCGAACCCGCAGTCGGTCGTGGTCGCCGATGACGGGGTGTGGTTCCGCTCGAGCAGCACCCGGGCTGGTATCCACCGCACGGCGGGGGGAGCCGCAGAGTACGTGGGGACGGGTGTCCACGCCTACGACGCGCAGACGTTCACGGGGGCGGTGGTCATCCGCGACAAGACCGAGATTCGCTTCTACACGTCGCAGGGCACGACGCTGATCTGGAACTGGACCACGCGCGCGTGGGGGACGAACACGGGGCAGCAGTGCCTATCGGCGATCTCGGGCTACGCTGGTTCTTCGGGCGTCGTCTATGCCAGCGCCGTCGACAATTCCGTGCTGGCCGAGTCGTCGACGGTCTTCAAGGAGGGCGCCGCGACATTCGTGGCCCGCATCCGCTCGCCCTGGTACCAGAGCGGCATCGGCGGCTGGCAGCGGATCAAGCGCATGCAGGGCATCGGCTCGATGGACTCGACGCGGAAGCACAAGACGCGCGTCGCGCTCTACAAGAACATGGACGACTCGACGCCGTTCCAGACGCACGACTTCCAGTTTGACGGCACCGAAAAGACGTGGAATTGGGAGTTGCGGCCCGCGCAGCAGAAGACCACCGCCGAGATGATCGAGGTGACGATCCTGCCGTACCAGCCGCCGAGCATCAACGTGGTGCCAAACAGCCTCGACGCCTACTCGGGCGGAGGGGCCTGGTTGTTCGTGAACGGCAACTTCACCGCCGGTGACATCGGGTTGACGGTCACGATCGCCGGCGCCAATCCGGGGTACTCGGCGACCTACACGATCACCGCCGTGGGCGGCTCCGACACCGTCACCATGACCCCCAACCCGGTCGGCGCGCCCGGGCTCATCAACGCCGCCACGATCACGTTGACGCCAGTCCCGATCTACACGGCCGGCCCGAAGATCCTCGGCGTGTCACTCGTCCCGATGGCCAAGGAGGGCGCGAACAAGCTGCCCGCCAGCCGACGGGTGGACGCGTGACGGCGGTGCATTGGTGACGCCATGGCGACCGTGAATCCAGCAGATCAGACGGGCACAATGGGCGCCCTCGGCATCAGCGACGATGAAGCGAAGCGCCGTCAGGCTCAGACCGGCGTCAGCACCGGCGGTACGGGGTACCAATCGGGCATGGCGCCGCCGCCCGGGTCGCAGCCTACGGGCTATGCCGCGCCCACGGGCGGCCCGAAGGACTACTCGCAGAATCCGGCCCTGGCGCCGTTCACGGACGCGCAGCGCGGCACGAACCCGAATAGGGGATGGGGCGTGCCGAACGGTGCAAACGACACCACGACGCGCACCAGCAATCTGACGCTGGGCCAGGTGGCGCCGAGCACCGGACAGTCGGGTCAGACCGGCTACAACCCGTCCCGGGGCGGCGGAACGAACTACGGCAGCACCGCGACGCAGGGGGCCTCCCCTGCCTCCGGTGTCAACACGCAGGGCTACAACCCGGGCGGCCCCGTCGTCGGCGGCGTGCTGGGGAAGGTCCCGTACCTCGGCGAGCTGACCTCAACGGCGACCACGAATCTCGCCCCGACGCAGCAGGCGCAGGCGGCCGCGATGGGGCTGTCGGGCAACCTCGAAAACGAGCGATTCAACTACCGTCCCGGCGAGGCTCCGGCGCAGGACCGCGTCCAGCTCGATACCGCGCAGGCCGACCAGACGCGCGCGCGCCAGCAGGCCTCTCTCGATGCTCTGACGGGTGCGGCGAATGGCACCGTTCCGAGCGCGGCGGAGCTCCAGATGGAGGAGCAGGCCGGCCGCAACAACGCCGCCACGCTCGGCATGGCGCGCGCGCTCGGGGGGCGATCCGCAGGCGGCTCCGCCCGGGCCGCGACACTGGCGCAGGGCGAGGCGAACGCCAACACGACCGTGGCTGGGGCCGCGCAGCGCGCCGCGGAGCAGGCGAACGCCCGCAACGCGCTGTCGTCCGCGCTCCAGGGCGTGCGAGGCCAGGACATCGACACGTCGCAGGCGAATGCCAATCTCGGCCAAGCCGCGAACGCGAACAACCTCCAGGCGCAGACGCAAGCGAACCAGCTCGCGGAGCAGCACCGTCAAGAGCTGCTCAAGGCGCAGTTGGAGGCGCTCGGGATCGGACAGAAGGCGGCCGGAGATACCGTCCAGGCGTCGCAGGCCAACACCAACGCCATCAACAAGACGAAGGGGACCTATCAGGACCTGATCATGAGCGCGTTGTAGCTCAGTAGATCACCCAGCGCACGAACGCCCTGAACGCGAAGGCCGCGCCGACCACGCAAGAGAGCCCGATCGCGATGATGAGCGGCCAGTAGAGCAGGCCGGCGACCACCCCAACGGCATTGGCGATCGCCGTGCCGATCGCGTTGCCGACGACGCCAGCAACGTCGCGGCTCGGTGCGGGCTCGTCATGTGGCGGAGCGCGCCTCGCCGGAGCGGCGGTGAATCCGATCTTGTCGAGGAAGTCCATGACCGAAATGGTCGCGCTGCCTGCCGCAACGCGCAAGCTGGGCGGGTGTTCAGGGTGTGACGTTGGTGCATGGGTGACGCCATGCCCACGCCCGATCCGCTGATGGATGAAGACGAGAACGAGGCCGATCGCCGCGCCGTCGCGGACCTGGAGGCGGACGTGCCGCAGTCCGGCAACGGACCCGATCCGGCCGACCTGGAGGACATCAACCCGTCGCCGCCAGCGTCACCGCCGGTGGACCTGACGCCACCCGACGTCGGGGCCGAGGGGCCGACCCAGCAGGTGCCGATCGACATGGCGGGCGCGCCTGCTGCCCCGCCACCCGAGGCGGCGAAGGCCGAGCCGGTCAGCGAGGACATCGCCCGCCGCCAGGGCGAGCAGGATGCCGAGAAGGCGAAGATCGACGCGCAGACCGCGCAGCGGATGGCCGACGAGGCGAAGCTGGCCGACGAGGACGCGCGCCTCGAACGTGCCGACTACCTGGAACGCCGACAGGCCGCCGAAAAGGACCTGAACGACAAGATCGCCCGATATTCGAGCGCCCAGCTCACCGACCCCCGCGCGCGCACCAGCACGAAGTCGAAGCTGTCGGTCATCTTCGGCGGCCTCGGCGCCATGTACCGCGACATTGGCGGGTCGCACGACACGTCAAACCACGCGCTCGACCAGCTTCAGAGGCAGTGGCACGACGACATGGAAATCCAGAAGGCGAACATCGCGGGCCTGCGCGACAACGCGGTCATGGCACGAACGCGGCTCGAGGACGTCGATGCCGGCCGGCGCGAGATGCTGCGCGACGCCGACGCCCGGCTGCTGGCCAAGTACAACCTCGCGATTCGCCAGGGCGAAGCGCAATTGAAGGGCCGCGGCGTGAACCAGGCGGCGATCGACGCGGACGCACGGATCGTGAAGTTGCGGCAGGGCCAGAGGGCGGCGCAACTCCAGGCGCAGAAGGACGCGGACGCGCACGCACTGAACCAGGCCCGGATCAACCGCCTCAACGCGCAGGCGGCACGCGACCAGCGCAAGGGCGCCGGCGGTGGCGGCAAGGGCAGCAAGCAGGCCCTGGCCGAGCGGCGAGCAGCACTCGCCGACAAGCGGGAGGAGCGCGCGGAGGCGGGGCCGGTCATCAAGGAGATGGACGAGTCCCTGAAGGAGTTCCACGCCAAGGGCGGCGTCAAGGAATCGCTGGAGCACAGCGAGCGGTCGCTGGCCGCCGTCGACAAGGACCCCGCGAACCCGACGAACTGGGTCAACCTCGTCGATGCCATGATCCGGTCGAACACCGGCCGCTCGGCGATCCTGTCGCAGTACAAGCTCTACACCGGCAAGGCAGCCGGCTCGATCGATGAGGCCGCCCAACTGTTCCACAAGCTCGCCGACGGCGGCCTGTCCGACACGCAGAAGACGAACCTTCTGTCGGCGGCGAAGACCAGTAACGGCGAGCTGCGCGGCGCTGCGAAGGACGTTTACGACAATTTCCGAGACTACGAAAACGACCCGCGAGTGAAGGCCAATCCGGAGATCAACGAGCACTTCGTCCGCACCGAGCGGAACATGTTCGGCACGCTGCCGGGCTACCAGAAGCCTGCGAAGGCGCAGCCCGCCGCCCCGGCGAAGAAGGCAGCGCCGCCGCCCAGCGCGCAGCAGGACAGCAAGGCCGTGAAATGGGCCAAGGCGCACCTCGACGATCCACGCGCGAAGTCGATCCTGGCCGCCAACGGGGCTCTCTGATGGCCGACGCTGACTTCGACCCCGACGCCTACCTGGTGGCGAAGACCGGCGCCCCCGCCGCAGCGGAAGAAGACGACTTCGACCCGGACGCGTACCTCGCCGCGAAAGGCACGACGCCGCCTGTCGTCGACATGGGCCCCGCCGCCC